AACTTCTAAAATTTCTGGAACTTCTAAAATTTCTGGAACTTCTAAAATTTCTGGAACTTCTAAAATTTCTGGAACTTCTAAAATTTCTGGAACTTCTAAAATTTCTGGAACTTCTAAAATTTCCTTATTACTATCAATTAAATCAGGCATATCACTGTAGTCATTTTTATCAACTTCTTCACTTAACGAACTAAAATCGTGTAATACTGAATAATCTTCTGTAATATCTTTCTTGATAAATCTATTTTGCTCTAACATATTTTTGATTTTCATATGAATGTTCTTCTGAGCATCAGTAAAATAAGAAGGAAACGTATAGTCAGACATTTTGATATTATTATATATGTATAATATATTTTATGTTTAAGTGAATTATTTTTTTATTAGTGAAAATATACTTTTCTACATACATTCATTTTATCATCAGAAACAGGACTATTACATATTTTATAAAAATCTCCGTGCTTTAGCATTTTTACAATAAAGTTTATTGAATATACACCACATTCTGTATCTCCTTGTTGATGAACTACCTTGTTATAATCTACTTTCATATCTTTTGTGTCATTGTGTATAGATTTTATATTTCTTGCAATTAATCTAACAAATTTTCTAACTCGGTCTTCTGGTCTGTTAGCACAACTATCAAAATAAAAAATATGTTTTTTTTCTAAATCCATAAACATCGAAGTCCAATGAGATCCTCCTTGGTCGTGATTATCTAAATTATACACAATACCATATTTTTTTGTCCCGTTATTATAATTCTCTTGAAAATTATAATCATATATTTTGTTTTTATAATATGATAATTCTCCAAAGTCCATTGGAACCGCACCAAAAAAATGGAAATCTTTATAAATATTTTTATATTGATTTATTACATCGTCTATATGTGTTGTTGTTAACCACGTAAATTGTCCTTGAGGTGATTCAGGTCTCCACGTATTTCCTAATTCTTTTTTCATAACATTATTCAAATGTTTAGTGAAATCTTGTGTTAACCAACATTTCTGTGTAGAACATTTCGAACCTATTTTTCTTTTAAGTTGATAAATTAAATATTTTTTGTATTTGTTAGGTTTTAACATTAAATATTTTCCTGTATCATCTATTTTTATTTTATCAGATGAATCAATATTATATGCTTTCACTAATTCAATCAATATTGGTAATTTCAAACAAGAACCATGTTCAAATATATTTGCAGGCGCACATTGTTTATCTTTTTTTGAAGAAGTTATATCAGAATTTTTAATTTTTTCTAGAATATTATCAACATATTGCTCAATATCTTCCATATATAATAATAATAATGAAATTTATTATTATAATATTCATAATTTGAATTCTGTAATGTTATCTTCTAGTTCATTTATAGTATCTTTGAATAAATACATTTTTCTTTCACCTGAATAATGTATTGGATAAAACCCTATATGTACTCCATTTTCATCATATAATGTATCATTTTTGTCATAATAATAAATAATATTATTATGGATAAATTTTAACAATACAGGTGTATTTTGTTCTTTATTTTTAATACCATTAATCACTTTATTTTTAATTTTATGTATTTCCATTTTTGGATAATTTTCAATTATATAATCCAATATATGTTCTATTGTATATGTAGGAACAATACCATCATTTTTTTTTCTTCCTCGTTTAGACATTTTTATATTATAAAATAATGTATATATTTATCCATATATATTAGTTATTTCAATTTTTTACAAACTTAAATTAAACTTGCTTTTTGTATTTCTAATAAATATTTATTTATAATTTCCTTTATATTTTTTCTAAATTCCTTTACTGTTTTTATAGGTACATATTCTACTGCATCTATCTCACCATTTGTTTTTGTAGCATCATATGTAGGAAATGTTTGTTTGCTTTTAATTATATATAATACTGTATTTGAATTTAGATCAGGATTATTATATACGTGATGAACTATAGATAATACATATTTTTTCTCTATATTAAAACCTGTTTGTTCTTTAAATCCTCTCATTGCACATCTAAAAGATGTTGTGTCAGCTATTTCCTTTTCACTTCCAGGCAACATCAATAATTGTTCTTTTTTATCTTTAACAAATAATATTTTATTATCCTTAATAAATACAATATAAGCATTTCCTATACTTCCTTTTAATTTATTATCAATTTCTTTATCTTTAGCATCATCAAATGGATACATAACTGTTTTATCTGATGTTGATGTTTTTAAACTTTTATCTGTTGTTAAAGTTTTATCTGTTGTTAAACTTTTATCAGATGTTGTTAAAGTTTTATCTGTTGTTAAACTTTTATCAGATGTTGTTAAAGTTTTATCTGTTGTTAAACTTTTATCAGATGTTGTTAAAGTTTTATCTGTTGTTAAACTTTTATCAGGTACTGTACCTCTTGATACAACTGTTTTAGTAGTCTTTTTTAACATAATATTAGGTTTTGACAAATCATCTGTATTAAATACATTTGAAACATATATTTTTCTTAAAATGTTTTTGGTATCATCAGTCATTTTATTAACATCTTTTATTTTTTTACCATTAATAAAATCTTTTAAATCATTAATAGAAACGTATATTGCTCCTGATTTATCTAGTACTTTATCATATTCAACATAAAATATAACATCATTTTTTTTATCTTTTGATGAATATGTAACATCACCTGTAAACATTTTTAGAACTTGTTTTGAATCATATGTACCGTATTTAGAAAATAATTCTACAAAACATTCATAATCAGTTTGCTCTTCACCTATTCTCATTAAACTAGGAATTTCATATTCTCCATTATTATTTTTAACTAACATTAATTTTTTTCCTCTCAATAATTGTTTATTTACCAATAACATATGAATATTTTTACCACTTATTACAGAATTATCAATAGGTAGATTTCTCTTGAAATTAATATCAAATTTTATATCAATAACTTCTTTTTCTTTTTCTTCTTCTTTTTTTGCTTGTTTAACATTTTGTAAATAATTTTTATTTTCTTTACTATTACTTAATTCTTTTGCGTATTCTTTTGAAATAATTCGTGATTCATCTTTAACTTCTTCTTTCTTTTCATCTTTAACTTGTTCTTTAACTTTTTCCTGTTTTGTCATTTCTTTTAATTTTATGTAATCTGCTTTAGCATCTTGTTTATCAGGTTCTGTAGGTAAAATAGATTTAACAGGTTTTAAATTAACAAGTTCTGGATCAAGAGGTTTAGGTAATTCATCAGGTAAAATAGATTTAACAGGTTTAGATACATTATTTATTAAATATTTGTTTTTTAGTTCTAAATATTTATTTTTTTTTGACTTATCAATCATTTTATTTGTTGTATTTGTAATAGAATTTTGTGTAGATGTAGCTTCTAAATAATCAAAAATATCTACATCTGCATTTTGATTATTATTCCTAAATACAACATCTAACATTGGATCATTGGTTATAATAGGATAATCTATTATAGGTTCTAGAATGTTATAAGATGACTTGAATAAGTATTCCATAATATTATAAAAACAGATTTTTTATATTATGTTATCATTAAACATTTTTATAAAAGATTTTTTATTATAAGATTTTATTTTTATACCTATATTTTTATAACTAAATAAATGTTCTTTCAAATCATTTTTCAAAATATATTTAACTCTATCTGTTTCTCCATTAGTATAATTAATATTAAATCGTGGAAATGTCTGTATGCTATCTAATATATATATTATTGTATGTTTGTATATATATGATTTTGTAGAATTTATTTTAGTTAAATCGATTATATAACTCGTTTCTTCTTGAAATTCTCTTAAAGCACCATCAAATAATGTTTTATCAGTTTTATCTATATGACCTGCAGGTAACATCCATTTTTTAGGTTTATTTATATCTCTAACAAATAATATTTTATCATTGTTTATAAATAAAATAACACCATTTTTTATATTCTTTAATTTTAAATAATCTTTCTTAGCATCACTCATTGACTATTATAATTATCAATTTCAAATTTTATATTTTTGATAAGATTAGTTGATTTATCGTCATTGATTTGTTTTAAGTAGTTTATTATATAGTCTATATCATCTTTAACTAAATATACTTTATCTTCAATATCTTTAATATTTTCGATATTCTTTATTTTTTTACCATCATATATCTTTTTAATTGTTTCCATAATAATACCTTTAGGTTCCTCAATTATGTTTCCCCATCTGTCTTTAGGAAATGAATAAATATATTTTTTCATCAATGATGCTTTTTCTTTGTTTTCTCTAAAAAATAAAACATATTTCCACGTTTCTTCAAATGTTGGTAAATTACGTTGAAACCATTCTTCATCCTTTTTAACAGTATAATTTCTATATTCAATTAATTTCCAATATGATATTTTTTCAATTACATAATCTTTATGTGTTGTTTTCAAATTATGTATAGTTTCTAGCAACCATTTATCTGTTTCTAAATTACTCATAGCAATTAATGGGGGGTAAATAAATTCAGCATAGTTCCATACTAATTTATCATATGACATTGTTTTATTATGTATTTGTGAAATAGGCATCAATTGAATTAATACACCTTTTTCTAAACCATCTTTATTCAACCAGTCTTTAGAACTATCAGTATCTTTCAAATAACTTTCTCTGTCTTCATATTCCTCTAATTTACATTGCCAAAAATCACATTCATCTAACTGACAGCATTGTAATTGTAATTGAACTTGAACCCAGTAATATGCAGGACATACACCTTTTTTAACATCTTTTTTTAAATCTGTTATTTTTTCTCCGTGAGTTCCATATACTTCTACTGCTTCTTCATCCATCAAAATATCTCTCATCATAGGACATTTAATTTCTAACATTCTACCAACAAATTTAGTTTTACATGAATTGTCATTTAATTTATATTCGGATACTATTCCATCAGGACTAGCACCTAAAAAACTATATTTAGGATGAGAACACAAACCAAATTCTTTTACAGATACATTCATTTTATATTCATATACCATTGTTGCAACCTGTTCAAATTTCTTACCGTGATAACATGCTTCACTAGTCTCAAATGGTTTCCCAAATACTTTTTTCAAAATAAAACTATATTGTGATTCATAAGGATTTAAATTCACAACTGTTCCACCGTCAGAAGCAGATATTAAAGTGTCTCTTTGCGCAAACCATTCAGGTGATCTTTGTTGAAAGTATTTTCTGGTTGCTAAATCTCTGTATATATCAACTCGTCTCAATTCATCTTTGTTTAATACATCTGACTTAACTATTTTATCGTGAAAATCATCAGTACCTTTTAGTATAAATACTTTTTTAAAATCTTTAACTATATGTTCTTTAACTATATGTTCTTCATCTTTACATATTTGTTGTATATCTTTTTTTCTAAATGTACCAAAACCTTTTTTTTTAATTGGTTTAAACTCATTAACTAATAGTTCTATTTTGTCAAATGTTTGGTCAAAGTATCTGTTTGTAATATCAAATATAATTTTACCATCAACTACTTTTACATATTTACATAATAATACTAATGATTTTTTGCTATCTATAATTTTATCTGATGAATTAAGTTTTGAATACTCTTCTGATAAGTCTTTAAGTTCATCCAGAGTGTATAAACTGTCTATTTTGTCTTTTAAGAAACTCTTAATTGTTGTTGTTGTTGTTATTTTACTCATCTTGTTAAATATAATAGTATTAAATGTTTATGATTTTAGATGTTAATTTATCAATTTTTTTAGAAAAATTGAATTTTTAAACTATATATAATTGTTATAATATCTATTAAACAAAACATAAAAAAACACTATAAAGAGACAATTTTTAAACAAGTTTTAAAAAATGAAAAGAGAATTTGGATCTGGCTTTGACATTGATTTATTCAAAAAAGGCACAAAACTTTACAAAAAATTTTATGAAATATTTGGAGGTTTGTTTGTAGAGAAAGCATTGCTACATTTATTATTTGAATTTTATGAAAACATACATACCATTTATGAGAATTATTATATTAAAATAATCACAAAAGATATAATACCAATAGAAGAACAAAAAAAAATAATTTTACCTGCTATAATTAATAACACAAATGTAATTGTACATATTGGTTCATCACCTAATTGTTTTACATATTATGTTATCAATTTTATTACCAAAAAGGTTGTATTCAATCATACATTTAGAAAAATACAAAATAAACCAGATATAATATTCTTTAATAAACTTATTAACAAGATTGGTTTTTACATCAAAGAAGAAAATTATATCGTGGTATTTGATATTTCAACTCCACAAATTCCTTTAAGACGTACATATTTACTAAAATTGCTAAATATAATTACTGTACAAGATGTAAGCATTGACGATGATGATAATCATATAATTGTTAAATCGAATGAAGGTACTCGTTTTCTTGAACTTACGTTCTAAAAATGGTTATTTATAAAATTTTTATTTATAAAAATTGATTTATGTATAATATAAATATAATAATATATAAACAATTAATATATTCAATAATATGAACTCTTATAAATCAAAAAAAGAAGAACTTATCAGATATTTATATAATACTATTAATGTTTCACAATTTAAATATGAAATCATTAATAATGTTTCACAACTAGACAAAATAGTTTCATCACAACACTATTTGTCTGCTGAATTCTTTGGAAAGAATTGTTTTTTAGTTTTTACTAAACTAAAATCAAATTTTTATTCATTTCTTATTGATAGAACACAATTAAAATATAAAATAGATGACATTAATTTTGATACTATAAATATACAACAATGTAATGTTGATGTTGACATTTCAATATATACAGGAACTATATTTGATGGAACATATATTATAAAAAACAATAAACATACTTTTATGTGTAATGATGTTTATTATTTTAAGGGAACCGATTGTATCAGTAATAATTTACAACACAAATTATTAAACATTCAAATGTATTTCAATAGCATAGGTTCAACAAATACACGTGCAGAAATGTTCGATAATAGAATACATTTAGAAATACAAATTAATAAATTACAAGATGTTAAGACAATTAGAAGTTTTGTTAATGATAAAATTGTATCAACACCTGAAAAAAAAACTTTTTTTGATAATTTTATGACAAGGGGACTATGTTTCTGGCCACAAAAATCAGGAACAAAATTGTTATACATATATGGTAAAGATTACGAGAAACCTAGAGAGATTCATAAAGAGAACCATACAGATAGTCTTAAAGATATTTTCAAAGATAGTCTTAAAGATAAAGATAATATCAAAGATAAAGATAATATCAAAGATAAAGATGATTTTAAACAAACGAAAAAACCATATATTATAAAAGATGATGTTTCACCAAAAAAAACACCATTATCAAAAAAATCATATGTTGCGAAAAATGATAGTCCTATATATGCTATTTTAGAAATGAAAGCAACAAGATTAGTAGACAATTATAAAATGTATGCTATTGAAAAAGTGGTAGATAACAATGTTCCACGATTAAAAAAATACCAATTAGACATAGCATATATACCTAATATAAAAAAATCTAAATGGTGTAAAGATATAACTGTTTCATCAACAAATGGTAGTGTATTAGTTAAATGTTTATGGAAAGATGATAAAAGAAAATGGGAACCCATGGAACACGTTACTGATATTAAATTTCCTTCATATATTGATGAAATAAGAGAAAAGTTAATTGAAATTGATCAATCAGATAGTGATTGTAGTGACTAATATATTAAATTACTCTTTTTCTATAATATTTATAATAAACATTATTATCATCAATATATGTGTCAGATATTTCTTTATTTATATTAGGAAATTTAACAATTGTTTTAGGAAATGATACATATTTGTGTAACAAATAAAATGTTATTATGAATGTTATGATTAATAGATACATATAACATAATACATATAATATTTGTTTTATTGGGTACCAAAAATAATTTTAGCTGCAGCATCCAATTGTTTTTGATTACTATCTACCATTTTATATGGATCATTTTGTTCTAGAACTTCTAGGTCTTCATCTAAAACCTTTTCTTCATCTGTTAATAGATAATCATCAGATATAACATCAGATATATCTATTTCATCATCAATTACTTGTTTTTTTAACATTAATGGTTTGATTTTTTTTATATGTTTTTTTTCTTTATTATCTTTTTTTATAACATATTTAACAAATATGTATATTATTAAAAAAGATATAATTATCAGTGGAAATAAATTAGGTATAATGTAATTAGAATAAAAATATCCAACACCTAAAACAAATTTATTATTTTTTTCAACTTTACTAACTTTATATTGTGATTCAAATTCTTCTAATGTTTTACTACTTATAAGATTAGGTAATGAACCTTCGAACACTAAATCATCTGTCAAATTTAATTTATCCATTATATAACATAATTATAATTTATATTTTTTCTTATTATGTGAAATTGCATATATAATAATATTAAAGTTATAAAATATAATACAATGTCCATTAAACCTATTTCAATGAATAATGTCCAAAATAATGTTATAGATAGATATAAATTACTAAAAAAAATAGGAGAAGGTTCATTTGGAACTGTATATTTGGTATATGATAGAAATGATAAAAAAAAATATGCTTGTAAAGTTGAAAACAGTAAATCTAAAAACAGATTAAAAGGTGAAACACATATATACAAATATTTTTTAGCACAAAATATTAGTTGTGTTCCTTTGTTTCACGAATATATTGAAACACCAGAATGGAACTTATTAATAATGCAATTATTAGGTAAAAGTATTGGTAACATATTTGAAGAAAACAATAAAATCATAGATGTAGGTTCTGTAATGAAATTTGCTGTAACAATAATAAGACATTTAGAAACAATTCATAACAACGGTTTTATTCATAGAGACATTAAACCTGATAATTGTATGTTTGGTTTAGATGATAAAAATAATGAACTATATCTAATGGACTTTGGTTTATCTAAAAAATGGTACGTTATTGATAATGAAACTGGTGTAGGAAAACATATTGATTATAAAACCGACAGGTCATTAATTGGAACTGCAAGATATGCAAGTATTCACGTTCATATGGGTATTGAAGCATCTAGACGAGACGATATGGAATCAGTTGGTTATATGATAGTATATTTAGTTAAAGGTTCATTGGTTTGGCAAGGACTTAAAAAGAAAACAGAAAAAGGTCAGACAGATAAAATATGTGACAAGAAAATAATGACAGATTTAAAAGTTTTATGTAGTGGATTACCGTCTTGTTTTCAAGACTATATTAACTATACCAGAAATTTAGAATTTACAGATAAACCAGATTATGATTATTTAGTTGATTTATTTGAAAAGAGTGCTTTAAAAAATGGAATACAGATGGAATATTTTTGGAATAAAGATATTAAACAGAAAAAGAAAAGTAAATTACCGGTAGTTACTAATTCTAATATGGTTAATAAAAAAAGGTAAAAAATTGATTTAATAATTATTTAATTTTGATAATATATATTAATATTAAAAATATTTATAATATATATTAAATGCCTTGTTCTAAATGTAAAAATATAGGTCATAATATAAAAACGTGTAAAGTAAATATTGTATCTACCAAAAATATTAAACAAAATAAATTTACAAAAAATATTGAACAAATAAAAACAGTTTTAACAGAAGATATTGGTAAAATGTTTGAAATGGCTATTTGTATGGTTTATGAAACATCATATAATGGAAATTACAAATACGATTTAGTTTTACCTAATCTTTTACAACAAAGATTATGTAAAATGAAAGAAATATTTATAGATAAATATATACATAATGGTGGACAACACAAATATGATTTTACAAATGATTTGACAAAAGATAAATACATATCAGCAAAAACAACAAAAAAAGGTGTAGGTAAAATAGCACCACAAACAATAGGTCAATGTTCTCCACAAAAGTTCTGTTTAATTTTAGAAATTGAATATATATCTAATTTAGAACTCAAGAAATATATACAAACAAATATAAAAACAATTTTACCTATTTTATGTAAAAATACATTTAGTAAAAACACATCTATGATATATTATAATCATGATAAATCCACAATAAGAATAATAAATTTAGTAAATGATATTGATTTTTCAAAACAGGAATATGTATGGACTAATCAATATGATACATGGAATAATTCATCTGTAGTAAAAATAAAAAAAGATAATAAATTTGTTTCATTAGTAGAATTTCAATTTCATTCAACATCTAGAACAAATATGGCTATAAGATGGTTTTTTGAAAATTTTTTAGATATGTTCAGAAATAATTTAATAATAGTTGATTTGTAAATTAATAATTTATTGTAATATTGTAATCATCTTATCATAATATTCTTCTGATATTTCACATCCTTTGAATTTTCTATTAGTGTTTTTACAAGCAATAGCAGTTGTTCCACTACCTAAAAATGTATCTAAAACAATATCACCTTCATTAGAATGTTTTTTTATTATTTCTTCAAACAAACTTAAACTTTTTTGTGTTGGATGAAATCTATTTTTACCACCTTGTAATGAATACATATATATACCATTATCATATTTACTGTTAAATGTTGGTTTAGAACCTTTAACACCTACCAATGCTATTTCTCTACAATTTGTTAAATAATTTACATTTGAATTTAATGGTTGTGGATTTGTTTTTATCCATTCAATCATTCTGATTTGTTTAAATTTATGTTTCTCCATTATTTCTTTTAAATAAGATATTTTCCATAAATCAAAAAATATTATAACTGTTCCACCTTTTTTTAACTTTTTATAATATTCTTTAATGTATGTTTCTAAAATGTCCATTGTAAATTTACTGTCCCATTCACCATAATCTGTTTTTACACAATATTTTTTTCCATATATTGTTCCATATTTCATATATTTTTCTTTGTTCGTATCATCAACTATTTTATTATCTTCTTTATATATTTTCCATTCTTCTTCTGTTTTAACATATTCAATATCATTTTCTTCATTATATTTGACTTTATTATAATGTGTATCCATTCCTGTTTCTCTTGATGTAATATATGGAGGATCAACTAATATAAGGTCAATTGATATATCATCAATAGTTTCCATATATTTTAGTCCGTCCATATTTTTAACATCTATATCTGTATTCATTGTTGAATAATAATAGTATTACTATTATTATGTTATATTTAATGTTATTCATTTTTTTTAAAAAATTGAAAATATACATATATTAAGATGTTCATTAAATTGTTAAATAAAAAAAAGGTTTTCAAAAAAATGGTTAAAGCTACGCTTTCTGAAGTTATGCAGTTGATATATCAACTAGCTTTTTTTCAGATATTATTTCGAAAGCACAGTCCTACAGAAGAAAGAGTGGAAGAGTTTGTTGAAGATTTGTTGGAGCACTACGATGACAACATAACTGCTCAACAAATTTTTGAATTTGTATTGACAAAAATCGGTGGCGATGATTTTAAATTTGACAAGGTGGTTCGTGAAAAATTTGTCAATTTGGCACTGGAGGACAAGTTATCAGAACTACTTCCTAAACCCATACTACCTAAACCTAAACATATACCAGTATGTTTTACATTCTCTGACTACCATATCGAACTATCGGAAGAAAATAAATTGGTGGCAAGTGAATTGGTCATTGTTGAATCAGATTAACCTTTTGTTTATTTCTCAGTAAATAAATAAACTCTAGTAGTCTTCTAATAAATTAAAAACATTTGACGCAACATTTTTACTGTTATTTGCACGTTGATATTCTGTTGGTCTCTTGTCAAAGAAATTATCTTTGTTTAAAAATCCGATGGTATCCATAAATTGAAACTGATCGGGTATTTTTGTTTTATATATAATGTCATATTTCAACGACAATAACAATCTGTCAGCAACATATTCAATATACTGATCCATTAACATTACATTCATACCAATCATATCAACTTTAATGGCATCTTTGATAAATATCTTTGATATGGTAACAGCTTCAGTTAACATAGCATTCATTTCATCTTTTGTTAATTTATGTTTAACATAACTATACATTTCACAACCGAATACTGTGTGCATTCCTTCATCCTTTGCTATTAAATTATTAGCTTGTACCAATCCTTTCATTCTATTATCTCCCAAATATTGTTTTAACCAATAAATAGACGCAAATGAACCTGAAAACATTAAACCTTCAAAAATGGTAAATGCAGCAATTGAAAATGCTATACGTCTTCCACTCCTAATCCATTTTTGTGCCCAATCAATCATTAACTTAATAGGTCTAATCGTTTTGAAAGCATCTATTAATTTTAATCGTTCTTCTTTATCTTCAATAATATTAGATAACATATTAGCATATACTTGACCGTGAATATTCTCCATCATTTCTTGAAAAGCATACGCAACTTTAGCTTCTCTAATTGTTATTTTTGAAAAGTTAATTTCAATGTTCTCATTCACAATGGAATCAGCACCAGCAAAAAAAGCAAATGTCATTTTAATAAAATGTTGAATGTTTGGATCTAATTTATCATAATCATATTTATCTTCTGCAAGTTTAACTTCGTGTGATGTCCAAAATGCTTTTTCATAATTTTCATATGATAGCCATAATTTTTCAAATCTTGGATCAATTGGTAAAATAACTAGTCTACTGTTTTTAGGGTCTAGAATATCTTCTTCCAAATCTTTTTGTAATTCTTCTTTTTCATTGAAATTATTAAAGAGGTCAGAAAACACGAAATCGGGATGAGACATCATTTTGTTTATATTAAATGTTTATATAATTATATTAAAATATCTAATTTTCAATTTTTAAGATGATAACAATAAATAAAAAAGCAATTGAAGCAATTGAAACAATTGAAACAATTGAAAAATGGTTATATATATACATCTGTAATATTTATAAATTTAAGTAATAAAACTGCTTCTACTATTAGATTAGCAACAGATTGTTCAAAACCTGAATCGCAAAGACACGTTAAAAATTGGTTGTAATTCAAATATACACATTTGTTATGATCATCAAAGAACGATACTTTTCTATCGTAAAACCAATCGCATACTGATATATGTGTTATTTCTAGAGAATTTATAGAATTGATTCTAAAACAACCTTCCAATGATTTTTTTCGAAAGAATATTCTAAACAATTCTGCAACATTACATAAATATGTTTTTTGGAAAATACAAGCATGAAATATCTCCAAAATAAAATCTGCAAAATCAAAATCTTTCATAGGATCTTTAATTTCCAATAAAATTTCACGAACTTCAGAATCAGGTATATAATCACAAATAATACCTAGCACATCAGGAATTAATTTTGTAAGAATACCTAAAAAATTTTCACCATACTGTTTCCTTATGTAAGGATGAGAACGAGACAACATTTTTTCTTTTTTTTTAATTGATACCTTTAATAGAACCACAATATATGTAATTTTTCATTTTTTTTCTTTTTTTATATATTTCATAAACAAATAAGTTTTGACGCGATGTGGTCAATTTTTAACTATTGATACTCAGTGGTAGGCACTACAGAAACTACAGTTAACATGGTAGTCGACTGAGCAACAGACGCAACAGCAGTAAGGGCAACAGACTCCGAATCAGATTCAGATTCCGAATCAGAAAACGAGCATGGAAATCTCACACAGTGCTCTATGTCGCATTTGCATATGTATGGAAACGGTTTGACACAGTAGTCATTGCATGCTTTGCAGTTTACTTCAAATCGATTATCAAATATAGCAGTATCCGAACTAAAAATAGAAACACTATGAGCATGAGCATGAGCATGAGCATGAGCATGAGCATGAGCATGATCATGATCATGACTGACTTTAGCATCTATCATTGCCTGTTTGATGATATTTGCAACCTCCAGCGAAAAACCATTTGCGACTAATACCTTATGCACCGGTAAACTTTTAAAACGTGTTATTGGTTCGCTGTAACCAACGAGTTGGCAATCTTTAAAAATCGCAACTCTTTTTTCATCAATGAAAGAGAACAACAGCATATCGATGGCTAATCCGATACAATTTTGACATAAACTAGTTTTAGGCGTGTCATATTCAGCAGTGATGCTGCAATCATAACACCCATTCATGTTATAAAGGCATCCGGTAGAAACCACTTCGGTTTCGGAACGCGGAATTTTTAAACCAGTGCTCGTACTATTAATCCCAAAACAATTCAACAACCCGATAAAATCTTTTTGACTGACTCTAGAATAAATACCATCAATACTCAGTTGATTTTTCTGAACAATTTTCAAGGCTAGCTCTGGATTTGTTTTTGGATCACACATTTTTTATTTTTTTTAATTAATACCTTTAATAGAACCACTAATATATGTAAATTTTCAATTTTTTCTATTTCAATGATAGTATAAAAAAATGAATTCTCCACAGTTTAAAACAGAAACTAATATACCTATTAATAACACTAATACAATGATTAATAAGCACAATAAATTTCAAGAAACATTAAGTCAACAGAAAGATGAACATCATCTAAATTTTAATAAAATTATTGATAAACATAATGTTGAATTACAAATTGATATTAAATATGTTGTATCTTTTTTGGAAAACATTGTTAAACAAATTAGTGAGTTGAACAAAGAGGTTCTACCTAATACAATTGACCTTGAAATCCTTGCACAAAACATTATTGATGGATTGCCCAACAAAATTATGAAAAATGATTTTGAAACATATGTATCAGGATATTTAATTGTCAAATCATCTTATCATTATTATTATGATATTATGGCTGCACATATTGAAATTAATAGATTACATTCTATAACATCTGATTCATTTTTAACAACTGTTAACATTATTCAGGGTAGAATAGATATCAAAGGAATTGTATCACCACAATTATCGGATGAAACAATGATGATAATTAACAAATATATTGATGTAATAGAAAAAGCAATTGATTACAAAAAAGATTATTTGTTTGATTACTTTGGTATCCGTACTTTACAACGTTCATATTTAACTGTTTTAGATTACACAACATATAAGTTCGTTGAAAGACCGCAACATATGTGGATGAGAGTAGCGATAGGTATCCATGGATTTAATAACATTGATGATATAATTGAAACATACAATTTAATGTCATCTAAATATTTCACACACGCTACACCAACATTGTTCAATGCAGGTAAAAACAAACAACAAATGAGTTCTTGTTTTCTACAATCAATGGAAGACACATCGCAAAGTATTACTAGTTCTCTTGGTGAAATGGCAGAAATATCAAAATGGGCAGGTGGTATAGGAGTTCATATATCATCATTAAGAGCAAAAGGTAGTCTGATTAGAGGAACAAATGGTCTAGCATCTGGTCCGAACAAATTTGTTAAACTAATTAATGGTGTTGCAGAAGCGTTTGATCAAGGAGGAAAAAGAAATGGTTCTATCGCAACATATTTAGAACCGTGGCATCCTTATGTGTATGAATTCTGTGATTTAAGAAAGAATACAGGTGATGAGGGTTCTAGAGCAAGAGACTTATATTTAGGGCTATGGGTTCCTTCCTTATTTATGGAACGTGTTAAAAATGATGAAATATGGAGTTTAATGTGTCCGGATGAATGTCCTAATTTAAATAAAGTTCATAGTGAAGAATTTAACAAGTTATATACAGATTATGAAAAAAATGGAATGTATGTTAAACAAGTTAGAGCAAGACATTTATGGGAACATATAATTGTATCACAACAAGAAAACGGATTTCCATATATGTTATTTAAAGACCATTCAAATAATAAGTCTAATCAAAAGAATTTAGGAACAATTCGTTCATCAAATTTATGTGCCGAAATTATAGAATATTCAGATGAAAATGAAACTGCAGTATGTAATTTAGCATCAATTTGTTTGCCTATGTATGTTGATAAAGAAAAACAAATATTTGATTTTGATAAATTAATGAGTATATGTAGAGTTATTGTTAGAAATCTAAATAAGGTTATTGATAGGAATTACTACCCTATTGAAAAAGCATATAGATCCAATATGAGACATAGACCTATGGGAATTGGTGTTCAAGGATTAGCAGATACATATTTATTAATGGGATATTCTTTTGATGAACAAAAATCATATGAACTTAACAGAAAAATATTTGAAACAATATATTATGCTTCTATTTATGAATCAAATATTTTAGCACAAAAATATGGTTCATATGAAACATTTGCTACATCACCATCTGCTAAAGGTATTTTACAGTTTCATATGTGGGACAAATTTAATGTTAAGGATTTAACATATGATTGGACAGAACTAATTGAAAATGTAAAAAAATATGGTTTAAGAAATTCATTGCTAACAGCATTAATGCCTACTGCTTCTACATCACAAATTATGGGAAATTCTGAATGTTTTGAACCGTATATGTCAAACATATTTAAACGTTCAACACTTGCAGGTGAATTTGTGGTAGTAAATAAGAATTTAATGAAAGAATTAATTTCATTGAAATTATGGGATAATGATATGAGAATGAAACTGATTATTTCTAACGGTTCAGTCCAAAAAATAGAAGAAATACCTGTAAATATCAGACTAAAATATAAAACAGCATTTGAAATATCACAGAAGCATTTAGTAAGACAGTCTGCAGAAAGAGGTGTATTTATTGACCAATCACAAAGTTTAAATCTGTTTATGGCAGAACCTAATTTTGACATTTTAACTTCAGCTTTGTTTGATGCACATAGTTTGGGTTTAAAAACAGGTATATATTATTACAGAACATTGCCTGCAGTTAATCCTATTAATTTCGGTATAGATGTTAAAGACATTGAACGTCTGTCAATAAAAAAACAAAATGCATGTAAGTGGCGCAAAGGTATGACTAAGGAAGAGTGCTTGGCATGTGGTTCATAATAAATCTATATAAATCTACGATTTTTTACAATAACAACATTTATAATTCTCGTATATTGTATCAGTCACTTCTAATCTGTTCATACATATTTTTCTTTTACAACAAGGCACATAAAACAATTGATTACACATACCGTAGTGCTTTTTATCACACGGATTTTCATCTCTATTACGAAATAATGTTACACCAATTAATTCTGTCATAATTATTCCTAGTTCTTTTGGAAATGTGCAGAATTTATCAGGAGATAAAGGCATTATATGTCTTCCTTTTACAGTATTACTCATAATTCCACAAAAAATATGTAAAAACTCTGGTATTGACATATTAGGAATAAATGGTATATTAGCAAAACCGAGATTGACAATGTCAAACTTATTCATTCTTAATTTATTTATATATTTAAATCGTGATATCATTTCTTTAATAGTAAGTTTAGAATCCCATTCTAATAATGTAACTATTTGATTTATAATATTGTGTTTCAATTTTCTCTTTTGTTCGCGAAAAGTTGGACCAAAAACTCTTAAATCACCATAATATTCTTTCATTTGACCTTGTTTGTTATATTCTATTGATAGACAGTGTTCAACAGCAACAGGATTACTATTCAAATGTTTTATATCAATCATATCAATACTGCCTTTTATTTCTTCATATACAGAATGTCTATATGTTATATAACATACAGATATTAAATATTTTTGTCTCTTAGTAGAACTAACATTTAACCCTATATCACTTAACATTTTGACAATTCTTTTAACATCTGTTTCAGGTTCTTCAGATGCCAAATCTATATCACTAATATCACTTAATGGTGTTTCAAAAAGCGTAGTCTTTACAGATGAACCAAATCGTGTGAAAAGCATTTTATCAAATTCGTCTATCAAATACATCATCAATTTATGTTTCGATGTAAAGGATAAAAGTTTTTTTATCACATTTATATAGTCTTTACCAAATTTCTCTACAACATATTCTTCTACTCTGTGCAAACATTCTGCATCTTCAGATAGAACAAGTTCTTCTACTCTGTGCAAACATTCTGCATCTTCAGATAGAACAAGTTCTTCTACTCTGTGCAAACATTCTGCATCTTCAGATAGAGTAGGTTCTTCATTTTCTTCTTTTTCCTCCTGTCTAGGATCCGGTTCCACTTCTTGTTTTTGTTCTCGTTTTTGTTTGCTTGCTAATTTGTACAATCTTTTACATTTTAGACAAACAATTTCATTTTCAACAAATTTATCATTTAATTCCAGTAAAGTTTCTTCAGGAAGATTAGATCGTAACATATGTTCACGCATACTATTTCGAATGCAACTTGGGGTGTTCTCATTCATATAAAAACTATTAAACCACTTTGGGTTAAATGGTACTAATTTTCCTTTAATAAACTCTTTTAAAAAAGTACTATTATATGGAAATCCACGACGTACATATTCAACATGACAACAATCATGTTCCATTTGTGCCATAATATGTAATAAAAACAATTTCTTTTCTTCTAGACTCATACCATCATATTTTTCACACAATGTTCTAAAAAATTCTTCGTGTTGTTCTTGTTTTGTTGAAAAAACACTCATTTCTTTTTTTCTTTTTTATTTTTTGTTAATTCATATATATAACAAACAAATATTTAATAATTTCAATTTTTTAACAGTATATAAATTATATGTATAATATAATAAAAAAATATATTGAAAATGATAACTGGACGAGTATAATTCAGTTAATAGAAAAAGGTAAAATAACAAATATAAATGAACCTATTTTATATGGTAATAATTTATATCATTTAGCGTGTGTTAAAGGTAAAATAAAAGTAATTAATAAATTAATTTCTTTAAAAAAAGAAAATAAAATTATACTTGATACATCATTACCTAATAAAGATGGTTTTTATGGTATTAACTTATATTACAAATATGGTGGAAATGATTTGTCTTTATTAAATAATGATGAAATATGTGATACTAATATGTATGATGAAAGTCTAATAGAATATGTTGTTGAAATGGTTGATATTTTAGACAAGTTAATTGATAATATGATTGATAAAAAATGTTTAGAAATCACAAATTATGATAATACAAAAACACATATATTATATATTTTATGTAAGAAATCAATAGAGAACATAAAATATATTGATATTATTAGAAAAATATATGAATATACAAAAATTGATTTATTATATGTTGCTATATCATCTATAGCAATTAATGTTATTAAAATGTTAGTGACATTTGATTTTGAAAAAGAAGTAAGAAATACAAATTATTACAGAACAATGTTATGTCAAAGTGTTTTGGTAGGTAATTTAGATATTGTTATAATTATTTTAGAATATCTTAAATATAAATATGATGATATTGAATTTTTTATGTTAATGAATCAATATACAAAATTATATAATGAACGACCTATATTTATATCTATATATTATAATGACTATGTAATGTTGTCATTATTGATAGACTATATACCTGAATCTATTAAAAATAATAACCAGTATATGTTATCTGAATTAAATAATCTACATGATACATATCTACATAGTTTATTATATAATTATAAAAATAATGTTTCTAAAACATTAGATGAAACACAAATAAAAATCTTTACTTTTTTTATACAACATACTGATTTAAATTTTGAAAATTATGATGGAACAACGTGTTCTCATTTATTATTTTCTACAGAATTATGGAAAACATTTATGAAAGTTTTAGAAGGTAGAGAAATGGATTTATTAAAATTAGATAAAGATAATAATAATTGTTATTCATATGTTTCAAAAACAGATGAAAATTTAATGTTAGAATTTACAAAAACCATTAAAGTTCCAATTAATTTATTTAATAAACAAGTTAATAAACAAGTTAATAAACAAGATAATAAACAAGTTAATAAACAAGATAATAAACAAGTTAATAAACAAGATAATAAACAAGTTAATAAAAATATTAAAAAATATGTTAATACTGATAAAGAAAATTATGGTTTATTTGATAATAGTCACTATAGTAATTTCTTGTATATAAAATATTTAGAAAATACTTACAGTAATTTATATATTCCAACTATTAAATATGATGATAATGATAGAACAACTTTTTTGTTTAAGAATGAATTGATAAAATATGATTTAAATTTAACAAATTATAAATTATATACATACATTTCATTTTTAAAAAAATCATTTTACTCATATTCACCTTTAACAATATATTGGTATAATAAAGATATATATTACATAGATGATACTTTAAATAAAATACTAAATGTTAAAAATAACAAAAGATATATATATATAGATATATTCAGATCGTGGGATGAAGGAGCACACGCAAATTCTCTTATATATGACAAAGATTTAAATGAGGCATGGAGATTTGAACCATATGGAACATCTATTATGGGTAAAAACGATTCTGGTTATTATTTAGATATATTTTTAAAAGAACTATTAGAGAAATCTTTTGATAAAAAAATAAAATACAATGACCCTAACAGTTTTTTAACAGGAATTAATTTTCAAATGGTTAGTGGTGAAGAATATAATAAAACATTAGGAGATCCAATTGGTTATTGTGTAGCGTGGTCAATATGGTTTGTAGAATTAGTTGTATCAAATCCTGATAAGAATATTAATAATTTAATTAAAGAATTTTTAAATAAAAAGGAAATTAACGAAATACTGTCAGAAAAAGAAGGAAAACAAATAGAATCAACTAGTTATTATCAAGATTTTATTAGAATATATGCACATAAATTAGATGATGAAAAAAATAAAATTTTAAATAAAATAGGTATCAATAAATATAACTATTATAATTATAATAGAGATACTAAACTTATGGAAAAAGTTTCTGAATTTTTTAAGATGTAATATTTGTACATTGATGAGTTCCTAGAAAAAACTCATATAAACTAAATTTATCTTTATATTCTTTATATATTTATATAAATATAGAATTTAGTAAGCTTTAATTTTTTCTGTATTAAACCATATATAAATATGGATAAACATATACATAAAACTGTTAAAAAAAATAAAGAACATATTAAATACGATAAAAGTTTTATTATATATGATACATTTATTTATACAATAGGTATTAAATTCTCAGGTGATATTACATTAATATATATTACCAATGAAAATAATAATGAAACTAATATATGTTATCTAACATCGTATATTAATGATGTTAAATTATGTGTTTTGTCTAATGATTTGAAAACAATATCATTAATCAACGAAGATAATGTTAGTATATATGATGTTAATAAACTATTAAATGAAAACATATTATATGTCTGTAAAACAATTAATAAAATAGATGATTTAACAAATATCAAAAAATGTTATTTATTTACTAATTATTTTAAAATTATAACTGAACAATTATTAATAACATATAATTTGACAAATAATATGGTATTTAAACAGGAAATAAATGGTTTTAATTATTCATTTTCACAAAATGGAGAACATTCTGTATTTTATAATGATAAAAACATATATGTAGATAAAATAAAAATTAATATAATGTCTTCAATAAATAAAAATACATTATGTATATCAAATGATAGTAAAATAATTGTTTTTATAGATAGTACTTCATATATTGTTTTATGTGATATTAAAACAAATAAATTATATAAACTAAAAAAATATGAAAGAAAAATTAATAATATGTATATTATTGATAAACATATAATGATACCTTCTAAAAAAAACATTTATATATTAATTAATGAAACATTAAATAATTTAACATATTGGATAATATGTGGAAATACAATTTCACAAGAACATAATATATGTTTAGAATTATGTTCTAGTCAATATATACAATATCGTGATATTAATTCTATAATTCCATTAATAGTTGCTACATATGGTTCAATTATATCTAAACAACTTATAGTCCCCAATAAACAATCAATAAATAAAATAGAAATAAGTTCTTTAACAGATATATATGAATATATGTTAAATGATTATATGAAACAATTTGTAGATACTGATAAATTTACTACAAATAGTTTAACAAATGTTAATGTTTATGGTTCTAACAAAAGTTTTGATGTTTATCAAGGTCTAATATCTGGTAAATGTAGTAGTTATGATATTATTAAAGACATAATTGTTTTACAAAATAATATTAGTACCAATAATGTTATGAAAGAATTAATGGAACATATGTATGAATATGTTAGAATGATTAATAGAGATAATATAATTAAAATATATTATGTAGCATACATATTATTACATTTAATAGAAGTCTATGAACTTAACAATGGAAATAAATCAATAAAAGAAAGTTTCTATAAAGTATTTCCAGTGTTTAGAACATAAATTTTAATGATTTCCATCTGTTTTATGTTTATATGTTTCTATCAATTCATTATTTGTATAATGTTGTAAAATGACATAATATTGTTTTACCATATTTAGATAATTGTCTAAACCATAATGGTTTTTCGCACAACATTGTTTATTACAATCAATTTGAAAAATACACATACCATTAGTTCTAAATAGATATGTCAACAATTCTTGCACAGCATTCTGTTGTGATTCTATTAACATACGTTCTGCCATTTTTTTCTCATAATAAGTAGTACGTTCTTTGACAGTTTCTTCAAACACGTTTAGTTCTTCTAGTTTTTTATTACACTCTTTTTCTAATTCAGAATGTAGAACTATATCTATAATTTTTAAATCTTTCATTTGTTCTGTTATTTTAATAAATTTCTTTATCAAAATTCCAAGATTAGTCAGTGTCTTACTACACGTATGAATAGAACGTTTGATACATATTTCTTTAGTTCCTCTGTTAATTTCAATATTGGATTTTCTAAAACAATCAACAGAAGAATTGTATTCTAATAATAAATTTTTAAGTTGTGTTAAAAGTGAAACCCATTTAAACACTTCAAATGAAAATGTTGTTCTGGTACGTTTAAGAAATTCATCGATAATCTTTACTGTATTATTGGCCATTGCTGAAAATTTGGTTTTTTTAATTGTTAATTAATGTATTATACATACATATATATATTTCATTTTTTTTCTAAAAAATTGATAAAACTATTATATGTAATATATATGTATAATTATAATAAAGAATATATCATTATTTAACACAATGAGTGAATTAAGTTCTGCATCAAGTGTGTCATCAGGTTTGACATCAAGTGTGTCATCAGGTTTGACATCAAGTGTGTCATCAGGTTTGACATCAAGTGTGTCATCAGGTTTGACATCAAGTGTGTCATCAAGTGTGTCATCAGGTTTGACATCAAGTGTGTCATCAAGTTCTACATCAGGTTTGACATCAAGTGTGTCATCAGGTTCTGCATCAGGTTTGTCATCTAGAGGACTTTCTGGAATTGAAAATATTGGAAACACCTGTTTTATGAATTCTGTTCTACAATCATTAAGTTCTACGCCCGAAATTATTGGTTATATGTTATCATCTGACACTGATATAATCAAATGTATAGAAAATAGAATAATAGATGATAAAAAAATAGTTTTACCAAAAGATGAATTACAAAAACAAGTTAAAACAAGTTTAACATATGGTGTTAGAAATATAATTAAATGTTTATGGAGTGAGAATTGTAAAATATCACCCAAAAAATTTAAAAAACTTGTGGATAAACATTTAACGTTTTTCGAAGGTAGAGACCAACACGATGCGCAAGAATTTTTGTCAATGATATTAGATACTATACATAATGAAACAAAAACAAGTGTAACAATAAGTTCGTTATATGATAAACAAATAGACAAAGAACTTGTTAGTTCTATAAAATCAATTGTTGAATTAAATAGAATGTATCAAGAAAATAAAGAAGATTATTTAAGAACATTATTTGAAATATATTGGAAAGATAATTTTGATAAATCTCAATACTCTATGATAAATACCATATTTTCAGGAACAAATTTTACAGAAACTATTTGTAAAACTTGTAATTTATCTACACATCGTTTTGAGAAATTTGAAACATTAACTATATCATTACCTGAAAACGTTGATGAGACAATTGATAGTTACAATATGTTAGATTTAATTAGAAGTAATTTTTCAGAAAACATTCTAAATGGTGCAAATCAATATAATTGTGTAAATTGTTCTAAGAAAACAGATGCTATTCAGAGACACGTTTCATATAATCTACCAACTGTTCTCATTATTATGTTTAAGAAATATCAAAAGTTCAGAGGTCGGTTAATGAAAACAAATGCAAAAATATCATATGAACATTTAATTAATTTACAAGAATATACACACGATAAACAAGAACATAAATATGAATTGTATTCAGCAATTCGACATCATGGAGGTATGAGAGGAGGTCATTATTATACATATTCAAAAAGTCCTATGAATAGTGAATGGTATTTATATGATGATGATGATGTGTTTCACGTTCCTAAAGATGAGGTTTTGAAATGTAATGGTTATGTGTTATTTTACAGAAAATGTTAATTTATTTATAAAAAAGTATCTTAAATGATGTGACATCAATCATTTATAATAAAATTAAGGACGTGCATATGAACTCAGAATAAATGGTTCAGGAAGTTTTTTGTCTAATTCTCTTATGTATTCTTCTATACCTTTTCCCAACTCAGAATAGTCTTCAAATGCTCCAACATACACACCTCCAACAATGCTCGCAAGTGCTTTTAAGAAATCATCATCACATTCTTTAGAAATTTGTAGAGGATTTTTAGAGGAACTGCAATACGGTCCTCTATGTCCAATCTTTTTAATGATTTCATAAGGTTTAGGTTTAACACTCTGTGCAGATTCAACACTCTGTGCAGATTCAACACTCTGTGCAGATTCAACACTCTGTGCAGATTCAACACTCTGTGCAGATTCAACACTCTGTGCAGATTCAACACTCTGTGCAGATTCAACACTCTGTGTAGATTTCATAATTCCAATACTACCAGCACCAATCGTAACAAGTCCAACAATTCGAGGAAAATTAGAAACATTCTCTTCGACTAATTTAAGAACACCTTCTGGACCATTATCTGGAATTCCATCAGTTGCCAAAATAACAAGAGTTGGTACATCATTATCAGCATTTTCAAAAAGATTTTTAAATACTGATAACAGATTAGTTGATGACATCTCATATGGAATAAGTTTTGGAAGAACATCCAATACTTCTTTTTGAAATTTTTCTGTGGTCGTAAAAAGATAATTTCCCAAAGGACTAGGAATCACGTTGCTAGAGAAAGCATAGAACTCAAATTGAACAAAAGTTAAATCGTATTTTTCATGGAATTTAGCAAGAGTAGCTGCTACCCCTTCAAGTTGTGCTTGTATAATAATGGCAGAACCATCCAAGTCATCACACCTTTCATCACTTTCATTATTACAAGTAGATGCAGACCCATCAATGTATATGATGATTTTACGAATTTGACAAGTTTTTTTACCCATTTCACCAAGTTGTATTCGATTGTACTTTGACCAAGAATCAGATACCATCTTTTGCCCCAATTTATCAAGAAGAGGAGATGACACTTTTGGTAAAACTTGTACATCTTGTAGAACTGGTAGATGTGTTGGTACATCAGATAAAACTTGTAGAACTTGTACATCTGATTGTCTTTCCACAACTAAATAAGATTCTTCCAATGTTTTATCATCTTCTTGTGTTTTAAGAACTTCTTCAACTGGTTTGTTAATTTGTGTAGCTACTTTGGTGCTTTTATTGCCCATTTTGTAAAAAGTTTGGTTTTCTAGAATATCTTTATTTTTAATATACAATCCTAATATGATTACTAATATATTCAAAATTTCATTTTTTTCTAAAAAAATTGATAATAATTATCTTTATTAAAACATTAAATATTATATGTATATATACTTTACATATGGCATTCACAAGTAGAAAACTGAAGGATTTAGTCAATGTTATAAAAAATCCTAAATGTTTCTTAAAAGAAGATTCAGACTCAGATGTTTCAACTAATGATTTATCTGACTCTGAAAAAGTATTAGATGATGAACATATAGTAGATATTGATGAAGAAATACCTATCTATGACAAGGACGTTGAATTCCAAATATTAGACATTGATTTTTACAATTCTGAAAATGACGAAGGTAAAAAACAGTTTCATATTATGTTATTTGGTAAAACAGTTGATGATAAATCCATATATGTTAATGTTAAAAATTTTAAACCATATTTTTTTGTTGAAGTTGAAAAACATTGGAGATATGAAACAATTAAAAGAATTTTAGAAGATGTTAAAAGAAAAGTTCCTAAATCTTTAAAAGATGGATTAGAGAAATATGAATTGTCAAAATTTCATAAATTTAAAGGTTTTACAAACAATGAGGAATTCAATTATATGAAATTAATATTTAGTGATTATGATTCAATGAGGTCATATTCATATGCTTTTGAGAAAAAACATAATTTAAGATATTTATCTAACAAAAAAACTAAATTTAATGTTTATGAATCTAGTTTGCCTCCTATGTTGAGATTTTTACACATTCAAAAAATAGATCCGGTTGGTTGGTGTAAAATAAATAAAGAACATTATTTACCATTTGATGAAACTGGTTTAAGAAAAGGAACAACTGAAATAAACATTAATTGTGATTGGACAAATGTTTTACCTATTGATAAAACAGATATACATAAATTTAAAATTGTAGCATTCGATATAGAATGTACTTCTGAAGACGGTAAGTTTCCGTGTAATAGAGAAGGTGATAAGATTATTCAAATTGGTCTAACATATAGTTATTTAGGTGATAGTAATTGTTTTAAACAAGTTATATTATGTTTAGAAAAAACAGATTTAATTGAAGGTGCAGATGTAAGATGTTTCAGAACAGAAGAAAAATTAATGTTAGCAATGACAGATGAAATACATTCAGAAGACCCTGATATTATCATTGGATATAACACACACGGTTTCGATTGGGATTATCTAAAAGGTCGTGCAACTAAATTTAACATTAACAAAGAATTTAGTAAGTTAAGTAGAATTAGAGGTCATAGTTGTAAATATGTTGAACAAAAACTAGAATCTGCAGCTCTAGGTAGAAACAATTTAAAATATTATCACACTCCGGGCCGTGTATGTATAGACCTTATGAAAGTCGTTATGAGAGATTTTAAATTAAATGGTTATAAGTTAGATAACGTAGCTGCAAACTTTATTAGAGACAAAATTAGTAGTTATGAATACATATATGATGATATATATTCTGAAAATTCTGATAGTTCTGTTTCAGATTGTTATTCATCTGACAAAGAAGATGATAATGATGATATACATATTAGAAAAAAACAAAATATAATAAACAAGAATAAAATATTATTTACAAAAATAAAAGTTAAATCTACATTTGGTATAAAAAAAGATGATTATATTGCTATGTATTACAATGATGGACCTACAGATAATATTATTGGTAAGAAACAAAAAGTTATAGAATTAGGTGATAACTATATAATTGTTAAAAACAAAATAAGATTAAGACCTTATTTAAAGAATGGTTGGAAAGTTTTTTGGTGTCAAGCAAAAGATGATGTTGAACCAAAAGACATATTTAGGTTTTTTAAAGAAAATTCTAAAAAAAGAGCAATCATCGCAAAATACTGTTTGAAAGATTGTTCTTTGTGTAATAGATTAATTGCTAAACTACAGATTTTACCTAATAGTATAGGTATGTCAAATGTATGTTGTGTTCCGTTATCATTTCTGTTTTTAAGAGGACAGAGTATTAAAATATTTAGTTTGGTTGCGAAACAATGTAGAGAAGAACGATATTTAATACCTAATATTAAACGAAAAAAGGATGACAAATTTGTTAAACAATATGAAGAAACAGATTCTGAAGTAGATGATGTTCTAGACATGGGATATGAAGGTGCTACGGTATTTGATCCAACGAAAGGTATCCATTACGAACCTATTATTGTGGGGGATTATAGTTCTCTGTATCCATCGTGTATGATAGAAAGGAATTTTTCACACGACTCTATCGTATTGGATCCATTGTATGATAACTTACCTGAATATACATATATAAATCAAACATATAATAATCCAGATGGTACAAAAACAACGTGTAGATATGCACAAGGTAAAAACAAATCAATTATACCTCGTATTTTACAAAAATTGTTATCAGAAAGAAAGAAATTTAAAAAAATGATGGATTCAGAACCAGATTTATTTAGAAAAGCAGTGTTAGATGGATTACAGTTAGCATATAAGGTTACTGCAAATTCGTTATACGGTCAGTGCGGTTCTGCAGTGTCACCTATCTCTATGAAACAAATAGCTGCATGTACTACTGCAAGAGGTAGAGAAATGTTAGAAGGTGCTAAATATTTTGTAGAAAATCAAATGAAAAATTTAATAAAGTTAATGAGACTAGATGATGAAACAAAATATATAGAATACTTTTCTAAATATTTTAAAAATGTATCAGATAATATTGAAAAAAAAGGAGAATATAAAGGAAAACTAGAATTTTTTCATTGGATTAAAAAGAAAGTGTATCCATTAATTAGAGACTATAATGTAAAACCTCAATGTATATATGGAGATACAGATTCTGTGTTTTTCAAATTAAATATGTCATATATTAGCGATAACAAACCGTTTTTCGATCACGAATCATTAAAAATATCTATTCAGTTAGGTATTGTATTGATAAGCGTATATAACTATACATTAGATTTACCTCAATGTCTTGCATATGAAAAAGTATATTGGCCTTTTATAATATTATCTAAAAAAAGATATGTAGGTAATCTATACGAAGAAGATCCTGACAAGTTTTATCAAAAGTCAATGGGACTAGTTACTAAAAGAAGAGACAATGCTGACATAGTTAAAGTTATTGTAGGTGGTATAATAGACCAGTTATTAAATAAAAGAAGTAAAGAGGGTGCAATAAATTTAACAAAAAATATTTTAAACAAAATAATTACTAACAAATATGATATAAACAAATTTGTTATTTCAAAAACGTTAAAAGACAAGGATGCATATAAGGATTGGACTAGAATGGTTCATGTAGTTCTTGCAGATAGAATGGCACAAAGAGATGCAGGAAATAAACCGCAATCAAATGATAGAGTTCCATATGTGTATATAGAAATTAATAAAAAGAATGTTTTACAAGGTGAAAGAGTAGAACATCCACAATATATTTTAGAAAATAGTCTTAAAATTGATTACTCATTTTATATAACAAATCAAATTATGAAACCAGCAATGCAATTTTTAGAATGGGTGTGTCTTAATCCAGATGCTATATTTAGAAAATATTTAATAGTTGAAGAAAATCGTAAATCTGGTATTGATCCAATTATGAAATATTTTAAAAAAGTTGATGGAGATAATTCTATTAAATTTAATACTGATATTAACTCATTATTTTCATAATTTAGGAGAAACGATTACGATTTCTCATTTTGTTCAAATAATCAGAATTGCTAATGTGTAAATCTGAACTACTATAATTTCGTTTATTCATTTTATACTCATCACTAGACGAGTCTAATTTATATGTATCATTTCCTGCAGGTTGAAATTGTCTACTAGATGATAAGTGTGGTGACCATTTATCTGTTCTATTGACATTATTTTCATCAGATGACGAAGAAGATGTTGAAAAAGAAGAAGATGATGATAAAGATGATGATGACGATGAATCATCTTTCTTGTTTTTAGGTGTGGTTGGTTTTCTGTTCATAGTAGGAGTAGTTGGTCGTGATCTGGATAAATTGTTTGGTTTAACTTCTTCTTTTTCTCCTTCTTCTTTTTTAACTTTTTTTTTATCTTTATTTTTATCTTCTTTATCTTTATTTTTATCTTCTTTATCTTTTTCTTCATCATCGCTATCACTACTGTCATCGTCGCTACTATCATCATCTTCATCATCATCTTCATCATCTTCATCTTCATCATCATCGTCTTCTTCTTCATCATCTTCTTTATCTGCACCACCTTTCATAAATTGAACAGGGTTTGGACTAGTAGCAGATAAAATATTATTTCGAAGAACCTGTATATCATTATCCGGTTCAAAATTTACTTCTTGATTAACATCATTTAAAGAATTATTATATGAAGTTTCAGAGAATGACATTTTTGTAGATGCAGATGCAGATGCGGTTGCTGTTGCACCACCAAATATACTATTAATTGAAGTTGCTGAATAATTATTATAGTGATCATCTGGTTCAACATTTGTAATATTTGTATTATTTGTATTATTTACAACATTTGGAACACTTGCAAGACTTGCAAGACTTGCAAGACTTGCAAGACTTGCATTACTTGATACACTTGCTAAACTACTACTTTCAACATTATTAAAGAACATATCTACATTGTTATTATGCGATAATTCTGATAATTCGTTGTTAAATTTGCCACCATAAAGATTTTCGATAACATCATCACTGCTATAAGTGTTATTATTATTGTTATTATTATTATTATTATTTATTCCAGTGTTAAACTCGTTATATCTTTTTCTTAATGGAATGTTTCTTGTCATATTACCTCCTAATAAATCTGTTGCTGGAATACTATCAATACTAATCATAGATGTTGGTGAATATTTTGCAGTCATAAATGGAGTAGTATTTGATGACTTAAACAAGTTTTCAACATTGAAATCAATCTCTTTGTTTGTTGCTTTTGGTAAAAATTCTTGTTTTGGTGTACTATTATTTTGTCCCATTGTAATTATATTAGATATATAGAAAGTTTTATTATATTGAATTATTATATTGTAATGTTAAATATTTTTTTTATAATATTGATTATATTAATTGTTTATTATTATATGAGTAATCAAGATATGATTTATATTAAAAGTAAAGAAAATGAATATTATTATGTTCGAAATGATGAACATAAATATGAAGTTGTAGAATTATTATATAATATTAAAAAAAATATTTTTATATTAAGAGACCATTTATATCATAATAAAAATAGATATAATATAGAACATCATCCAAGTATTGACCAATTATATAATAATTTACATAATGTATCTATAAGTGAAACACCACCAAATACAAACAATTCTAGTTATACAATTAATAAAGGACAAGAGATTGTTTTTTGTGTAAGGTCTAAAAAAGATGGCAACCTACATGATATCAATCTAATGATGTATGTAGCAATACACGAAATATCACACGTAGCTTGTCCTGAATTACAACATACACCATTGTTTAAAAAAATATTTACTTTTTTTTGTGATGAAGCAATTAAACTAAATATTTACACAAAAATAGATTTTGATAATAATCCTCAAGAATGTTGTGGTATAAATATTAATAACAGTATTGTTTAAAATTAATATTTTAGAATTAATCTTATATTATTTAACAGTATGACTAACTATTAAATATTTTCTTTATATTTCATAATATATAGATAATAAATGGACAGACCATACAAATTAATATGGAAATACAAAAATGAAAGCAGATATATTCAATATAACACATATATATTTGTGGGTAAAACAGATATTAAAATCAAAAATATTTTAGAAAAAATAAAACAATTAGATTTATTTGAAACATTAATACAGACAGATATAAATGATATAAAATCATTAAACGAAAAATATGGTTCTGAATGGTATAAATATTTTTTTAATATTTATCATATTGCTTTTATTTTTTCACAAATCGATAGTAATGATGCTATGAAAAAAGATATTGTTAACAAGTATGGTAATGAATGGTATAATATACATATTAAAAATGATGTATTAGAAAACAATAAAATTATATACAATTATAACTATATCGTTAAAAAAGAGAATGAAAAAAAAGATATTAAAAAGAATAGAAGTTATGATACTGAAGAAAACATAAATTATAAATTATCTAGTAATACGACTATTAAAAATATATTAACTAGTGATAATAAAAACAGAAATATAGGTCGTGTTAAAGTTGATACAATTACTGATTTAGATACAGATTTAAAAACGGACACATTTAATGAGTTTTATATGAAAAAAGGATTATTAAGTTCTACATATAATGATAATTATGAAATAGATAATGATATTGATATTGGTGAATATAATATACCATTGTATAAAGAAAATAATATGGTTGGTGGAGATAATTATGATGAAAATGATGATAATGAAGAAAATGAAGAAATAGAAGAAAATGAAGAAAATGAAGAAATAGAAGAAAATGAAGAAAATGAAGAAAATGAAGAAAATGAAGAAATAGAAGAAGAAAATCAAGAAATAGAAGAAAATGAAGAAATAGAAGATGAAAATCAAGAAATAGAAGATGAAAATCAAGAAATAGATGAAATAAATAATGAGATAGATGAAAATCAAGAAATAGATGAAATAAATAATGAGATGGATGAAATAGATGAAAATGTTAAAGAAACAACAAAATTACTCGAAGATGTCACAGAAAATGAATCACTATTAAATAAATGTATAAAGAACTTGGTTGAATTTGATACTGAAAATGATAAAACAATACAAAATGATAAACTAAAAAATGTATATATGAAATATTATGTTTATTCTAATTTTATATATGGTGATGATACAATAAAAACTGTTAAAAACAAAATTTGTTGTTCTATTAAAAATAATGCTAAATTTGGTAAATCTCCAATTATTATACCTTCTAGACAATATATATGGGCAGAATATGTTTTTGAAAAAAATATAGAAAAAATTATGATAGGTCAAAAATGGTTAAGAAAAAATGATTTATTAAATATTGATATTGAACCATTTAACAAGTTTTATTTATATGAAAGATTAGAAGATAGTTTACAATTATTGAAACTTGATATGAAAAAATTTGGTAATAAAATTAGAAGAGAAGATGATGAATATAATTTATTATATGATTATGACAAATATATTACAAACAATGAAATATATATGATTGATATATATAATGAGTTAGGAACTAAATATTTACCTGACAAAGAAACACTCAATAATTTAGAAAATGTATATATCAAATTATATTTTCCTAAATTAAAAACAGATGATATTAAAAATATTATTGATACATTAAATGGTAATGATACAAATGACAAAAATAAAAATATAACTATGTTAGAAACTATTAATAATGATTTGATAATGGAAAATGAAATTGTAGATGTTATAGAAGATGTTAAAAAAATAAATAAATATAAATATGTTTTTAAAAATAATTATATTACAAATTCAACCATTCACGTTAATTTAAGAAAAGTTGGAAAGATTGATATGTATCGTATATTTAATGATGTAAAAACAAATGAAATTTATCCATTTATTCATTATCATACAGTTGAAAGAGGTAGTACATATAAATATAATGAAGATGAAATGTATAAATTTGTAAATAATGACAGTATTAATTTTATACATAGATGGTTTGAAAATGCAGCATATGGTATTAGTTTTAAACTTAAAATATTTGATACTAAAAGAAATATCACAAAATATATAAATGTAACGTTAAATGAATCTGGTAGAATTGAATATAAAACAGTATGGCAAGAATTAGACAATGCTACAATAGAAGATGTTATAAATACTTATGTACATATTAAAAAACTAATTGAGAAAATAAATACAGAAAGTCCTAAAAATAAATTCATAATTCCTGTTGATGAAGAATTTAGATTTGCTTTTATTAATACTATTCAAAGGTTTGAATTACCTGAACCATTTGTTATAGACCATAATGATTTATCAGAATTTTCACGTTATTTTTATCCTTTTGTTGCTATGGTAATAGAACCTAGAAAAAGACATTCAAAAAAAACAAAAGAAGATAAATATTCAAAATTTGGTACATATTTAAGGTATATTAAGGTTACAAATTATGATAATTCTTCTAGTATTGAAAAAAAAATTATATATTTCTTAAAAAACTATGAAATTAATGAATCAACATTTATTGTAGATATTGCTAAAATTTTTAATGTAACAGAAGATAGAGCTGCAGAAGAAATTCAAAAAGTTAAATATAGATATCCTAATATTCGTAAGGCAAGAAAAGTTTTAAAAAAAATGGATGAAGTTCCTAAACATAAAACACAAGGTATAGGTATTGATATACAAGGAAAACAAAAAGACAAATATAAAATAAGAATAGCAGGTGCAAGAACAGAAGTACAAATGAAACGTATATTAGAACTATTAAATGTATTAATTTATTTATATATTGAAACATATTTGTATAAGAAAAAAGACAAACAAATTTTAAAAGAAAAACTTAAATTGCTAACAAATATTGCTAAAAGACGTTCAAAAGTAGAAGAAATTGTAGATTATTCTAAAGATGTGAAAACAATTAAACAAATAACAAATGTTGATAAACAACGGTTAGGATTTACACCAGATAAAGGACAAAATCAGTGGTCACGTGCTTGTCAAAATTCAGGTACTGATGGTAAGAGACAACCATTACAATATACTAACAGTAATATAAATAGTTTACTTAAAAAAGGATATACATATAATTCAAAATTAGATGTTTATGAAAAAAAAATAAAAAAAAATGGTGTTGTATTAAGAACTGTTAAAGTTCCTGAAATGGATGATACTGGTGAAAATACTGGTAATTATATACATTATGCTTGCACACCAGAGGACAATGGTTCAAATATGTATATTGGTTTTTTAACAAAATCAAAAAACCCTAATGGATATTGTATGCCTTGTTGTTTTAAGAAAGATTTTTCACAATCTAATAATTTAGTTAAAAAGAAATTTTTTGAAAATTGTATAAATGATAATAATGATAAAAAAACAGAAAAAACACAATTGATTGATTCAAAAAAGAATATTGTTAATGAGAAACTATATATTTTACAAGATACAAATAAAATTCAAGATGGTAGATATGGTTATTTACCAAAATATATGGATAGATATTTTAATTTTATGTTGAACATAACATTACTTATTAAAAACAATTATTTAGAATATACACAAGGGTATTATTTCAAATATGGAACACCTCAAAATAATTATCCTTTTTTAAATTGTATAGCTGCTGCATTAGATACAACAATTGAAGATATTAAAATAAGAATCATAGATGTTTTATCAAATGATAAAAATGACCAAATATTCACATCACTTAATAAAGGTGATATAAAAACACAATTTGGTACAATTGATAAATACATTGAAATTATTAGAACCGCAAAAACATTAGACTATCATTTAATAAAAGATATTATCAGTATTCCTTCTGTGTTAATGAAAGGTGGTATTAACATAATTTTATTTAAAAAACATACAGTTAGTATAAAAAAAACTTTAGAAAAAGATGTTTTATTTGATGATTTTTATATTGAATGTGGTAATCTAGATGATTTAGAACAAGATGATAATGTATTAGACAAAACTTTTATAATTGTATTAAAAGATGAAAGTAATTATTATCTAATTTCATATGTCCAGAAAAAAGACAAAGATATTAAAACATTAATTGTAGATAAAACATTTTATTATGAAAATGATGGAAACAGTATTGTATCACATATATATGATTTTTATAATAAAACATGTAGTAATGTTGAAACAGAATTTACATTGAGTAAATATCAACGAATTAATGCCAACAATGTATTTAACATATTAGGAAAAAAACAAATTATGAGACAAATTATAGATGAAAGAAATAAATGTATATATTTAGTTTTACAAAATGGTTATATAATTCCTGTTAAACCTTCTGGTTCTATATGGAATATTGTTATTACAAAAGATATTACTAAATATATTAAATCATTTGATGAAACATTTAAATATTTAAATGAACTGTATACATCTTCTAATAAGTCAATACCTGTAAAACCTATAGGTGTATATTACAGTTCTAAACATAATGGTATTCTTAAAGTGAATTCTATTATGATTACTACAAAAGATTTTGTTCCTATTTTACCTATTGAAATTAAATTAGAAGATATTAAAAATAAAAACTTGTTATATGAAAAGAAACAAATGACAAATAAAATTGATGATGATATATTAAAAAGAAAATTTGATGTTGATGATAGAATAAGAAAAGTAAATGAAAATAAATTTATAGAAGAGTCGTATCAATTGTTCAGAATGGAATTTAGTAATTATATTAACAATAATGAAAATGTTTCTCAAAGAACAAAAATAGAAAAAATAATGAAATCAAATAATGATATATCTGATAAAATTAATGAAATTAGATTGATTATATATAAATTAATTGATACAAATTTAAACAAAAAATATATGGAAGTAATGAAAATATCAGAAAATAATTTAACAGGAGGTGGTAAATTAATACATAAAATATCAAACATACCTAATTTAGATACTTATGATTTAAAAAATGAAAGAGAATTATGTGAAATAAATTTAACAAAAGATACGTGTGTTAATAATATTCACTGTAGATGGTCACACGATAAATGTTATATGGGTTTAACTACAGATTTAATAGTTCAATATGTTAATAGATTGTCAGAAGAACTAGCAATAAACGATGTTAAAGCAATGGAATTGATGCAGTATAGTGGTTACAATGTGGCAGATATTGTTGATAGAAACAATTATACTCAATTAAAAGGACAAAAAATTATAAAAGCAATGACAACAAATGTTACTAACATATTAGAAGATTTATTTGGTAAAGATAACATACCACAAATTGGTAAAAATAAAAAAAGAATTACACCAAATACTTTGGAGAACATATCTGAATTTCCTTTAATTGAACGTAATAATATGTATGTTCAAAAAATATGGCCAATTGATAACACTGTTCTACGAGCATATGCTAATGGTTTCTATTGGATTAAAAATAAATTTAGTGATATTAATTCAAGAAATCTTGGTTATTACAGTGATTTACAAACTAATATGATGTACATATTCAAATCAGTTATTATTGAATGGTTAAACGATACTCACGCAGAAACTAAAATGTCTGAAATAATGGTAAAAAATATTGGTAAAATAGATAAAAACTTACACGACACCATTGTTAAATATATTGTTAAAATGTCCAATGATATGTCATTTCTAACAAATGGTATAATAGAATTTATTATTTTGTCTGAATTAAATGAAGATATTGATATAATTATTATAAACAATCTTGATAAACCTATTCATTTATTTAGTAAAGGAAAACACACTGAATTAAACAAAGATTTAGATAAAAAATTAGATTATAAAAATTCTATTGTCATAAAATATGAGAACATTTATGATGACATATATACATCTCCTACAAGTGTTGAAACATTTTTTTACAAATGAGAAATAATTTCATACTTCTTTTTATTAGTTACATACATATTATAATATATATTGTTATATGCGAGTTTATTCTTTTTGTAAAGTTCATAGTAATTACCACCTGAAAAAATTAGTGTTAAATTATCAAATTGTGTTATAACACTAGGTTCTATTGGTATATCATATTTAGTAGCATAATATAAATATTTTAAATGTTTGTGTTTTAACATTTGGTAAACGTGATTTATGAATTCGTTGTTATTTTTAATTTGTTCTGGTGTTAAAGGTTTTAATATTTCAGGTTTCTTCTCTACTTTTCTCAACTTTTTAATAATTTTTTCTTCATTCTGTTTGATTGTCAAATTAAATGATGATAGGTTTGATGGTAAATCAAGTATTTCTGTAAAATTTAAAATTTCAATATATTTTTCCATCGACAATACATTATATGAATCAAGTTGTTTTTTAATATAATCTATAAATACTTTTTGAAACTGTATTTGTTGTAGTAGAACCTTAATTTTTTCTTTTATTTCTTTTATTTTTTTTAAATTTATTTTTTCAATATCTTTATAATTTTTTAATATAACATCAAATGTATTTTTTTGTTTATTATGTTGTACAATATCATCTACTATTTGTTGTTTACGTTTATATAATTCTTCTATTTTATCACAATTAGGATCAGAATCACAACTACTATTTTCTATAATATTATCCACGGTACTTTTCATTTTCGTTAAATCTTTTATTTTTTCAACATAATTCTTTTTATCTAAATAATCACACAAATTTTTTAATAATTTATGATAGTGATCTAATTGTATATCATCTATATTTAATTTTGAATACAATCTAATATATTCGTCTTCAATTATTTTCAAATTTTGTGTATCAGTTTCTACCGGTGTAATAATGTCATTTTTTATGTTTATTGTTTTTATCTGTAAAATTTTATCAACTTCTTTGTGTATTTCACTAAATTTTTGTAAAACGATTAATTTTTTTTTTTGTTCGCTCCATTCACTTACATTAGTAGCATTTGTTAATAAAAAACCATTTATTTTATCGTATATTTTATCTGGCACATTATCTTTATTATCACATATCATTGTTTTTGGGTCAGATGTGAAAATATAAAAATTATCTTCAATTTTTATATTTCCTATTGTCAAATCTCTAACACTGGCATCTTTTTTATCTAAAAAATGTATAGTATCATTTATATTAAAATTACAACACCATACAGTTTTTTCATATATTTGTGTTAATTTTTTAAATATATTTTTTTCACTATTAATTACATAATATAATTGTTTATCAAAAAGTTCCACTATCATATCATTTCTTATTTTTCCTGTTTGAAATAATTGGTACTCATCTAATATTATACTTTTATTTTTTGCTTTATTACTAATGATATAAAATTTATTTTTATGTTTATACATTTTTCCGGTAACCCATTTACCAACTTCTATATCGTTGTATGTGTAAAACGTGCCTTCATTAAAATTGGTAACTTCAAATTTTTTTGAATTTAATTTCAAACTTTCAGGAATAGGATGTGTCAACATTTCTGCAGTATCTGGTGTTAAACCAGTTATTATAAAACCATCAGAATTATTTCTAATTACTTCATCTTCATTGCCTAATACATATTCTTTATTATCGATGGTAAAACTATAATATTTATTATCTTTAATTCTCACATTTGTTATTTTACATTTACTTTTTAAAAATTTACATTCTATTACTTTTTTTGTATAATTATCCCAATATGAAACTATAGCATCTATATCAAATGGTGGTACATAAATGTTTTCTTTTTTTAAAGAATATGTTTTATAATAATCATCATCTATCTTATATCCATAAATTTCTTTACCCAACAACGTCATCGTATATATATTTTCGATATCTTCTGATATATCATTGTACTTACTCTTATCTATTTTTTCATTCTCCACATAAACATATATTAATTCTGTTAACTTGATGGCATTATCAACCTTATAACCTATTTTAAATTTAACAGAATCTTCAGATTTATCCTCAAATACAACACATTTATATTTTTCATCATATTTTTTACTATATCTTGGCCAATTATCAGATGATGCTACTATAGCCATAATATAAATATAATATCATATAATTTTAAACATTATATTTGTAATTTTATATATATATTATATAATACTATAAATGAGTTTTGATAAAAAATCAACAAAAGAACTATTATTAAATATTTTTAATGAACATGGAGAAAAACAAGAATCATCACACAACAACATAAAAAGAGAACCTAAAACTAATCATATAAAAAATAATAATTTGATTTTAACAGATATATGTGAAACATATACACTTACTTTTACTGCTGATGTTATTTTAGATGTAGAAATGATAGGTGGTGGAGGTGCAGGTGGAATAGGTTGTTCTCAAGGTAGTTATCATTTGTATGGTGGCGGGGGTGGTGCCGGAGAATGTATATGTTTTAAAATCAAAGTATGTAAAAATGACAAATGGAAAATTAATATTGGTAAAGGAGGTGTATCTAAATATGATGTTGACAGTTATAATACAATCATTAATAGATGTGATAATGATAATATTGTTGCTAAAGGCGGAACAAGTGGTAGACCATATTATAGTGACTTTCAAAAAATAAAAGATGGTACTATAGATTTAAATTCATTAACGCCAACAGAATTAAATGAATTAGTAGAAGGAGGTGAAAATAATGGTGAAAATGGTGGGATAGGAACTATTAGTAGAACAGGTTGTGCAGGAAATGGTGGAACAGACTGTTGTTCAGGTCTAAAAGGTTCAAAAGGTAATATTAAAAAACCTAATGGAACATCGGGGAATTTAGGTTCGGGTGGAGGTGGTTCTGTATATTATGTTGATAAAAGTAGCAAACGATTATCTGGTAACGGTGGTAATGGATATGTTAGTATAACACTTCTAAATAGTTCATTAAATTTATGTGATGTGGTTATTTGTTAAAAATATTTGTTAATATCATATATAATGAGAAAAGTATTGATTATCACATATTATGAAATTAAAGAACATTTTGTTAGTATTGCTAATAATTTTAGAACTTTATATAATTGGTCTGTTATAAATTATCCATTATATATGTATTGTTATGATAGTTTATCAAAAGTTGATAATATTACAGAACATTTTATAGACTATTTAACTGAAGAAAAACCACATATTATTTTATGGTGGTTTTCAGATATTTATACAGATTTTTTTATGAAAATCAAAAATGCTTTTCCTAACATATATTACGTATTATATTGTCTGGATGATCCTAATAAAGTTAATTTTACAAAATCTATTATGTTTAATCATCTTATTACCACTGACGAAAACAGTATTGATAAATATTACAACAAATATATTGATCATTGTTTATTTTGTTATGATGAAATGTTTTTTAAAAATGTTAAAAAAGAATATGTTGTTGATATATTATATATATGTGAAACCATTAATAATGATATAAATGAACTACAAATAATTAAAATATTAAATAATTATTGTATAGAGAACAAATTAATATTAGAAATATATGGGACACCATTAATTAATGAAATATCAGAGTTTTACAAAGGTAATGTCATTTATAATGATTTGCCATCTTTGTTTAACACAAGTAAAATAGTTATTACAAATAAGTTTAGTAATTGGATAACATCTATTAAAACTTGTAATACTGTCTTAATTGATGATTACAATAAAAATAACATTATTTATAAAATTGAAAGTAGTTATCATAATGATAATAGTGAATTAATAAAAGCAAATAATTTATCTGTTAAGAACTGTTCTTGGAAAAAATTAACAGATATCATATTTTTGAGATACAATGAATTTGCTTTCAATAAACAAAAATATAAAAATACATATTCTTATTGGTTAGAACAATGGAATAATAATATATATGAAATACCTTATGATATTGAAATACCTAATAATTTTGACAGTGATAATTATATAGTTAAAAATAATTTAACTGATATGACTTTAGAAAATGTATATATTCATTGGTTAAAACATAGTAATGACATAACATATATGAAAAAAAATAAAGTTCTTTTGAAAGATGCATCTATATATAATACTATTCAATCATCCATATATGACGTATATTCAGTTTTTAACAAAATATATGTATCTAATGATATAGACAATGGTTTAATAGAATTAAATAATATAATTAGTAACCACAAAAGTTTAAAAATTAATCAATTATTAGAATTATATTTATATAATTAGTTTAATAAATTATCATAATTATATTTATATACTTAGTTTAATGAATCAATAAATCTTTCTCTAAAATATTTTATATCTAATCTGTTCTTGATATCTTGTTTTAATGAATTAATCATTGAAATAACGCTTTCTTTATTTCCTATTTCATTTATCTTATTCGCTAAATCTTGTGTATTAAAATAAGCAGACTCTAATAATGAATCGTCATTATCTACCATTTTTTTATAATAACTATCTATTAACCATCCATTGACATTATCTAATATAACTTCATTATGTGGAGGAACATTTAATGATATACAAGGTGTTCCTGATAAAATACTTTCATAAAATCCAAGTCCTAAACCTTCATGCTTTGACACCTGAATATTAATATGATGTGTATAATAAAGTTCTAAAATTTCTTTTCTACTTAATTGTTTAGTAATAAATGTAATATTTTTATTATTTCTATAATGTTCTAATATTTTTAAATGTTCTTCATTTGCTAATTGTATAGTAACTGTAAGATATATATTTTTATTATCAATTAAACAGAAACTTTCACACACTTCTACAACTTGTTTTCTAGTAAAAGCATTTAATCCACCTATAAATAAAAATTTAATAATATCATTTTTGAATTCTTTTTCTTTTAATTCAATAGTATTTATACCATATCCTACATATTCTGTATTAACCTTTAGTTTTTTCATATGTTTCAGACATATATTATTGTTACATAGAATTTTATAAAACAAATTGTGTTTATGTAATTCATCATATCTAACAATTTCAATATTAGGAATAGCATATGTTTTAACATTTAATGTTTTTAATAATTGTGCTATCTCAAATATTCTAAACCAACACGTTTCAGGTATAATAAATTTACCAATATTGTATTTATAACAAAAATCTATTATTTCAATATCTTTAATATCTTCTCTAGAATTAGGAGAATGATATATATTATCGTGTTTCCAATAATCAGTATCTTTCAATTTATCTATTTGTGAATGATATGGTTTAATACCAAATATAAAAATATTATATGTATCTTTTAAGATATCATTATAGTTTTTCGATTGAATACCTAATCCTTGGTCAGTCCATGGAGTTAATATACCAATATTCATTTCTTTACTTTTTAAAATAGTTTTATATATAACATTTTCAAATTGTTTAAATGCTATCTTGTCTGAATGTATTTTATATTTTTCTCTCATCATTTTTGACATTAAATCATACATATTTTTGTTATTATATAATGTTTCAACAGTTTTTATCCATTCATCATAATTATCAATACTTAATATCGGACTTGTTCCTCCTAATAAATATTTAATATTTCCTTTATGTGTGCTTAAAACAGGTATTCCATTCATCATTGCTTCATTCACAACTCTACAAAATGTTTCATCAACAAGTGAAATACATAACATAATTTTTGTTAAACTATATATGTTTTTAATATTATTTGTTTTTTCCATATACACAGAATTAGGATGATTTAGTTGAATTTCTTTTTTTATTAATTCATCAAGTTCTTCTGATTTATCTTCTGTTCTTACACATAAAAAATTAACATTTTTACAATTTTTTAACAAATGATAAAATATATATCCACCTTTTAATTTATGAATATTTATCATAACAACATATTTAGAATTCCACGGTTCATAATTGTCTATTAAATATTTGTTAGATGATGATGATGGATAAATTATATCTGGTACAAACACGTTTGTAATTTCTTGGAAACATTCTTGAACAAATTTTGATGCACAATAAAAATTAAAATATTTTTGTGTTTTCAAATACTCAAATACTTTATGTGCTTTGTGTAAATGTTTGTTCTTTAAAATATCTGTATTATATGTTTTTACATCTAGTTCAATACCATCGTTCCAAAAATGAAAACCAGTCAAAAATTCTGTTCTCAATTCTTTACTTGCATTATAAAAATCCTCTCTTAACAAACCTTGATGATGTATTATATCAGGTTTTAAAAGTTTTAACCAATTTAGTAAAACATCTTTAGAAAAACCATCAGGTATATTAATATATGTACCATATTTACTTTTAATGATTTGTAATCTATCATATGTTTTATTACTCATATTCGCAAATGCTAACCAATATACTTTCATACCTAACTTATGTGCATATTCCATTGTATCCTCCATAAATGCTTCGCCTCCACCTCCACCTTGTGACCATAATGTAGCAATTACATATATTTTATTATATAACATTATTAATTTTACTCATTAAAATATTGTTTGTCTGTTATACGAACATATAATGAGATTAATTTGTCTTTAATAATTTGTGTTAATTCTAAATCTGTTTTATCATCATAAATTTCTTTTAGTTCATCATTTTTATTTAACATATTTATAAAACTATTTTGATATTGTAATATTTCAAGTAGTTCTTTTTTTATTAAATAATTGTCATTTATTATTTCTGGATTGTTATTAAAAGATACTTTTTTAATAGGATTTTCATCAATTGATGAATTATCAGTTGATAAATTATTATTATTATTATTATTATTATTATTATCATTTAATGAATTATTAACAACATTTTTTTTCATATATTGTCTATTAATATTGTTTTGTTTTCTATAATTTGTATTGATATTTTGTTTAATTGGTTTTCTAATCATTATAAAATATATTTA